TACAACTGCTGATGGTATCTGCTTTCCATTATATCAACTATGTTGGTAGTAACTTAGATTGACAGATATTTTTAAAAATTTTTTGCATTAAAAAAGAGGGGCGAACCCCTCTTAAAATTGTTATGTATTACTCTACCCACATCTGGACTTTGTCTATAGGATTTCCGAATACACCCGCATATCCGTCCATACCATTATCTTTAATGTTGTCTATCTGCTCTGGGTAGAACTTGTCGTTGCTAAAAGCGGAAGTCATATAGTGTACATACTTCCACTCGCCTCTTGTCGCTTCTTCTTCGCTTGTATAATATATAATCTCTACAGCGTCGATTGCATTAACAAGATCACCCGCAAATCCATTGTTTGTGTCGTTAAGGTCGTAACCTGTAACATAAGGAAGCCAGTCGCCGTTAATTGTGTGTGCTCTATACTTAACACTTCCTCTGTCCACTCTAACAGCAAGCCCTTTAATAGCTGCGTTGTCGCACTTACCAGCCCAATCATCGCGGTTAGTTACTTCGTCCCACCATTTGTCTGTATAAGCCGCATATGTAATATTAACAGGATTGTTATTGTTTTCTTCCTGCTCAGTATTGTTATCAGCGTCGCAATCATCGTGCATACCATAGAATTCAGACAAGTCCACGTTGCCGCTCACGCCGTCTATTCTGCCTACGCTTGTGTACTGCCAGCCTACAAGATTATTAACAACAAGCGGCTTTCTACTCTCTTCTGGCTCATCCGCTAAGGTCATTGGCTCATAATCTTTGTACCTTGCTATCCAGTAGTTATAATTTAACACTTCCTCGTCTGCGTAAGGCTTAATGTAAGAGCCAAAGAAGCTCATTCCTGTATATATAGCGAATGTACAGCCAGCTTCTTCGATTACCTGCTTATATGCCTTAATAATGTCTATTATTCCGCTTTCTAAGTAGCGCATAACTACATCTTCGATGTCCATATATACAGTTACTTTTCTGCCGTCTAAAATTTCTATTACTTTCTTAGCGGCTTCAATTGCTTTCTCAACTGTAGGTGTGTATACATAGTTGTACACGCCACAGATATGAACACCTGTGAGCTGGCAACCACGCCAGTTGTTCTCGAACTGTTCATCGGGTTCAAGCTGTTTATTAATTACTTTCAGAACTGCGTGTGTCAGCCCTGCCGCTTTTACTTTGTTCCAGTCGACATCGCCGTTCCACTTTGCGAAGTCTCCGCACTTAATTTTTTCCATACCTTTTTACTCCTATTCTTCCATTGCTTTACTCTTATTCTGTAAAACATCTATCGCTTTAGTTATTACTGTCGGCATAGGAACGCCCATAAGCCCGACATTTTCAACTATGCTAATTAGCTCATTGGACATAAATCCAATAATTACAGCCTCTCTTATATATGTAGTTCCTACCGCTATATCTAAACGATAAGCAATTAACACGCATAAGAGTATTACTGCTTTCTTGCACAGCCCTTTTGCGCCTGCAATGCTCTTAAGAGAGCCGCTTTCTGTTTTGGTGCTTGCGTGGAATATGCCAGCCACAGCAATACCACTAACATAGTCGATAATCATAAATACAACCAATGTTGTTAAAGAGCTGTTCCAGCCACCGAGAGCCGTCGCAATTGCTCCACCGAGTGCACCGAATGCAACGCAGATTTTTGTTTTCATTTTTCTTTTTCCTTTTATATACACTTTTGTTCGCACTTCACTTTTTACTGTTGTTGTGCTATTATATTGTTGTAATAAGTATATTTTAAAGCGTGCTAACTTTTTGCGGTTAGTGCGTTTTTTATTTAATATTTAGCTGGTAGACAATTATAAGATATTAGGTCTTATAGTAGATTAATCGACAGCAACAACCATACCAGCGATACTACCTCTTATTATAGTGGCAGTCGCCCAATTTCCGAGCGTGACCATCCAAGTGTTTCCAAACCTTTCGGTTTTACGGCCGCCCTTTAATTCTATGCAATCTGTATAAGTTACAATATAGCAAAAGGCTGTATGATTAGCTTCTCCGAAAACGAGACAAAATCCGTGTTCAGTCGCGAACGAAATCTTAAGCCTTGTTTTATTGCTAATATCCACCGTTAAAGCTTCTAAGTCCTTTGCGTATATTTTTTGTGCTATATTATTAAAATCGCTATTCAGTGCGCTTACTGCTCCTGTTACTGTACCGCCGCCTATTTTGCTTATGTCTGTACTTCCTAACAATGTCTTGCTTGCTGTCGCTGTTGTATTCAGTGTGCTTACTGCTCCTGTTACTGTGCCGTTGCCTATTTTGCTTATGTCTGTACTTCCTAACAATGTCTTGCTTGCTGTCGCTGTTGTATTCAGTGTGCTTACTGCTCCTGTTACTGTGCCGTTGCCTATTTTGCTTATGTCTGTACTTCCTAACAATGTCTTGCTTGCTGTCGCTGTTGTATTCAGTGTGCTTACTGCTCCTGTTACTGTGCCGTTGCCTACTTTACTTATGTCTGTACTTCCTAACAACTTAGCAATAGTTATAACATTCTTAACAGCCGTCTTAAGCTTTCCAAATGCAGTTTTAACGCTCTCGCCTGTAACAAGCTCTGTCAATTCTGTGCTTGCTGTGTAAGCTGGCATTGCTTCTTCTACTGCTTCGTCTATATCCGCACGCATAAGATAATCGCTCAGCTCGCCGCTTAAGCAATCCCAGAAGTTATCTGTTGTCTTATACACGTTCGTGCCTGCTGGGTATATTATATTACCGCCGTCCTTAAACAAGGACGTAGATGTGAATTCTGTGCTAATATTGTACATACTGCCAGCTTCTACAGAAGCAATGGCAGGCAACTGTGCAAAGGCAACTGTACCTTTCGGCTTAAGTGCGCCGCTAATTCCGTCCGCGGCAGTTTTAGCGGCGGCGGCGTATTCTTTTGCATTATTAACATATGTCTGTACATTAGACATATATACTGTAGCATTTGCCTTAGCTTCTGTTACAGTTTCTCGCATTTCGTCTGTTGTCTTCTTTGCCGCTTCTGCCTGTTTAGTCGCTTCCGCTGTCGCTGTCTTTGCATTACTGATTGCTGTTGTGGTATCTGTTGCCGCTTTATTCGCCGCCGCAGTTGCTGTCTTGGCTTCTGCGGTTGCTGTCTGTGCTTCTGTTGTTGCTGTCTTTGCCGCCGCTGTTGCTTTATTCGCTTCTGCGGTTGCTGTGTCTGCTGTAGCTTTTGCCGCCTGCGCGTTGCTAATCGCTGTCTGTGCTGTATTTAATGCTGTCTGTGCTGTATTTAGAGCTTCTGTAGTGTCTGCTGTTGCTTTATTTGCCGCCGCTGTTGCTTTATTTGCTTCTGCGGTTGCTGTCTGTGCTTCTGTCGTTGCTGTCTTTGCCGCAGTAGTTGCCGTATTCGCCGCGCTGGTTGCCGTGTTTGCCGCGCTCGCCGCTTTATTTGCCGCCGTTGCGGCGGTGTTTGCTTTGTCTGCCGCTTCGCTCGCTTTCTCTCCCTGTGTTTCTGCAATCTTGTAGGCGTTTTCAAGAGACTCTCTTACCTGTATAGTCTCTATCATTATTTTGTTTAAGCTGAAATAGTCATTGTCGCTTATTAACGTATGATTTTTATACACGCTTTCCACAATTTTAATGTAGAATGTCGCGCCGATGAGGACGCTGTTATTGTTGTATAATAAGATTTCGCCTTTTCCGACGCCTGCCGTGCTTAACATCTGCTCACTCAGCGTGCATACAACCTTGTTATCTGCAATTGTACAATCACTTAAAATCTTGTTGCCATCTGGCTTGTAGATTTTAATTCTTGCCGTTGTGTTCGCAGGGATTTTATACTCGATATTATTTTCGATAAACCCCACTTTAATTATTCTGCTGTCTGCTTCGCCCTCTTTACTTATAATATACTCAAAAGGCGGTTTATCATCTATTGCTACTGTTATTTCCTGTATATTCGTCATTTTTCTTGTCCTATCTGTCAATTAACTCTTTCGTTGCGCAATCTCTTACATCGCTTAAGCACGCCGTTAATATTAAATCTGTAAGATACGCCGGAAGCCCATATCTCTGTTCTATATCTACTATAGCCATTTGCATATCTGCCCTTGCCGCTGTAATTGTTATATTAAGAGGTACTTTCTTTTCTTCCTGCTTTTCTTCTGTTTTATCTGTATTATCCAAGCTTTATAGTCTCCTCTCTTACCTCTTTCGGTTCTTCTGTCTTTGGTTCTTCTGCTTCTTTTATTATTAATCTTTCTTTTTCTTCCTGCTTTTCTTCTATTAACTTCTTTTTCATTCTAAATATCCTCCGCATTTGCTGGCACAGCTGTAACCAAGCCGCCCCTTACTGTAATATAACTAGAATTCCACGTTATTGAACCATTATCGTTTTTTACAATGCTTGTTACAATAGGAATATTCTTAGTCTGTCCAATAAAGCCATTAACGCTTGCATTTACCAAATTAGCATTCAACAAATTATGTCTATGTGCATAAACATCTACGCCGAAGTGCAAGCCCTCGTCTGAGTAGATACTATTTTCTCTCGAATAGCATAAAACTACATCGTAGCCGTCCGATGTATTCGTTTTCCTTGCCCAAGCCATATATTTCCCTTGCAATTCTAAATCGAATACAAGTCCTTTATGTGTCTTGTCGTCGTTCCATTGGTTTGTACCAATTTTTCCTACATAGTAGCCATCGCGCCAGAAACCATTGCCGTTCTGGTCGAATTTACTTCTCAGCTGTTGTCCTTCAATCGCGCCGTCATAAATCGCAATTTCTCCTGCGTTAATCTGAACGTACTTAGAATTGTTGTTAAATGCCACGATTACCTTATCGTAATACTGCTTAATATAACTGCTTATGCTATCTTTAGTTACACAGCTTGTTATACTTTCTGCATTTACCGTAATCGAAGCTTTCAGCTCGCCCTCAGCTGTCTTTGCTCTTTTAGCTTCCAGTTCTATTAATTCATTTCTTAATTTAACCTGTGTTTCTGTGTATGTGCTAAGTAATCCCAGCACTTTTACATCTGTTATCAAGAGGGTAGTATTCATATCGTTAGCGTATATGTATAGTATATTAGAGTTAGCTTCTGTTATTGTTATATCTTTTTCTATCGTTGTCCACTCGTCAGATTTAAGCTGTCCACTCCGGCTTGTTATAGTAGCAGAACGAAAGCTTGTGCGGGTTGTTGCTCTTGGCTCTTGTCCTTTTATTGTCGCTGCTTTATATGCCACTCTGTATGTTCCTGCTGCCAGCTTTCCCACATTAATATATATGTATGACGGATCTGTGTATCTTACTAATTTTACACATCTGCCAAGTGTTGTATCTGTTATAACTGTGTTATTACTTGTATTCGTCCCCCACAGAAAATTATCTTCGCCAAAGTTTCCACTAAATTTAGGGTTATCCACATAGTTGTGTGTATTATCCTCTTTAATGCCTTTAGCGATTAATTTTAGCTCTTCTGCTGTATTCTTTATCTCTGTAGAAGATGTTTTAATTGCCGCTTGCTTTGCGTTATCTGTATACTCCTTAACGGAATTCTTATACTTTACATCTAATGCTTCTGCGTACACAGTGCCAGCCGCTAAGATTTTCCCTGTTAATTTTCCAGCGGTTATAAAGTCTGCTACAATCCGCCCGTCCGCTGTTATAGCTGTTGTAAATGTTCCATTTACGCCGTTGGAACTATGTCCCAGCCCTGCTAAATTCCAACGCCAGACATTTTTAGCTGTATTAATATTCGGGGTATCTAATATTAATATCTCCTGCGGATTTTTCTCCGGGTAAAGAACTACATAACCGCCGCTATTACCTGTAATTGCCGCCGTTACGTCTTTAATTGTTTTCTCTATAGTTTCTTTTATCTTCTCTGCGCGGCTCTTGCTAACTTCTATACTTTCCTGTGTCTCTTTCTGCTTCGCATTAAGTTGCTTAACAAGATTAGTTCTTACGCTTCCTACTTCCGCACTCTCAAACCGCTCTTTAATAGAATTGTATGTTGTCTTAACAACCTTAGCTGTTGCATTAATATTAAGCTTATCTATTCGCACGTTAATAGTGTCGCATAGAGCTATGCTTTCCATAACTTCTATATTCTTATAGTCTTTAGTCTTTTTCAATTGTGCATAAGATAAGGTTATATTAATGTCTGGCTCTATAGACATATTATCTATGTACTTTTGTGCTTTTTCTCTTAATGCGTCCTGTGTTATTATTTCGCTGCCCTCGAATTCGTCGCTAAAATCCACAGGCTCACACCTTGTATATGCGTAGATACCGCTATCTGGGTGTATTAGCACTTTCTCTTTTAAGGATACATAAGTTTCTTCTGCTGCTTCTTCCGTCTTGTAGTAAGCATAAGGGAATATTGCTGTTACTACATTAGCAATATTCTTTTCTTGCTTGGCGTCTACTAGGTTCTTGCCGTAGGCAATTGTAACGCCGTTGTTGTGCCCTCGGTTCTTTAATAATTCTATCTTGTAATTATCAAAGTGGTATTCGCCACCCCATACATCCAAAAGGCTTCCTGTTATACCGCCGAGCGCTTTTCTTATGCTAACAACCTCATTTATACTTGTTTTATTCACTGTTGTTATATTGCTGTATCCTGTGTATTTGTGCGGAAATATCGCTTGTTTTAACAGCTCTGTTAATGCCTGCTGTGCATTAACTCCGCTTACATTAAAGTGCTCTACAGGATTAGCGGTAAGCTCGTAGCTTATATGTTCTGCGTAGTACGTTGTGTTGTCACCTATCTGCTTTCCTGTTTTGTAAATTCTAAAGAGCTGTAACTCGTCTGTATCATTTGCCTTTGCCTTAATAATGCTGTCTTCTTCTATATATTCCGCAAGGTGTCCGCTTTGTGGATATACAAGTGTAAGCTCGTATGTGCTGTTACGTTCTTCTGTAACAAGACAGCTTACCGCGTCTGTAAGAAGTCCTATTCCGTTTGTTGCGAATTCAGTTTCTCTTTTGTCGTACAGAATTGGTATCATAATTTTGTCCACCTCGGTATTATTTCTACTTTTGTCACATTTCCAATCCAGCTTATATTGTTAGCTCCTGCCGCTAATTTTGGAAATAGTGTTGTAAGCATTTTATTATTTTGCAGTTGCTTATCTTTATAGGCGTTCATCAGTTCGCTGTCTATCTCTATATATTCATCTACATCTTTAAAGGCGTGCGACCTGTTATTAATACTCAGCGTAATGTTGCCGCTTCCGTAGATTTTAATGTACGGAAGCGATGTAAACGCTTCTGGGTTGTTAAGTGTTGTCGCTTCTGTTAGTGTTATTAGCTTATCGCCTTTAATGCTCCTCTTGTATGCTTTACAGGTAAATTCTATCTCTATTTTACCTAATAAGCGGCGTGCTAAGTCTGTTATGCTTGCATTGCTACTAACATAAGCAAGAGTGTAATAATCTTCATCATATGTGTCATACAGCTCGCTAAAGGATATATCACCACTGTAGAGCCAAGCATACAAGCGGCGTGCGTGTTCTTCTAAGCTTATCCCCAGCATATCTATATCTATATAACAGATGTATTTCTCTGTATAATCATTAAATTGTGGGTTATCGAGTTCATCCGTCCTGTTATCAACTATCAACGTGCCTCTTGCTGGCACGCTGATAGTCTCGATTACAGGATCCGCTTTGTTATATGCGTTGCTTTTTTCTGCAATTATAAGCCCCATATCGAGCGAATTTATTCCTTTGTATGTAAAGCTGTTAAGATAATCACGCATATACTCTGTCGTCCCTTTCCTTTAATTCTTCTGCTGTCTGTAGCATTTCCTCTGTTAATTCCTTAATGTCTGTCTGTCGATTATTCTCGAAGTGTTCGATATTAAGATTAATATTATTAGTTGTGTTGTTAGTCTTGTCTTCTTTGCCTAACGCTGTATTTTTTGCACTCGGTGTAAGTGGCGTTACTATTGCCTTGCCATTTACCATTTTAACAACCTCTGGACCCGCTTCGGCGATTAGCGCGTCGCCCTCGGCGATAACGCCGCCGTGAGCTAATCGTGGCAAGTCTAATTCCTGTATGTTCGGAATGTTTACACCGGGAATATTATTAATAAGGTTAAGTGCTTTATTAATTAATCTTATTGCGCCGTTAATCGTATTTTCTATTGTTGCGATTACGCCGTTAATTGCTGTTTTTACTGCGCTTCCTATTGCGTCGCCGATACTTTCGCCCAGGTTCGAGAATGTATCTTTAATTCGTCCCCACAGGCCATCGAAAAAATCGCCAAAATTCGCGAACGCATTTTTGACTGCTTCCCACGCGGATCCGAAGATGTTTCCAAAAAATTCTATAACTGCCCCGAATATATTTTTAACTGCTTCCCAACAGCCCGAAAAGAAATCGGCGAAGCCTGCAAAGATATTTTTAATTGCTTCCCACGCACCTGCGAAATCGCCCGACAAAACATCTTTAACTACTGCGAAGATGTTTTTTATGGTATTCCATACCATTAAGAAGTACGCACCTACAACACTCCAGACATTTTTAATAATTTCCCAAGCAAGTTTAAATCCAGAGCTTAGAACTTCTCCAACTACCGAAAAGATACTTTTTATTGTCTCTATAACCGCCGAGAAAAATGGGCTAACTAAGTCCCAGATACTTTTAATTATCTCCCACGCCAGCTTGAAACCAATGCTTAGAATTTCGCTGACTGTTGAAAAATATATCTTAATATTATTAATTATTGTTTCAAAATACGGACTAACCAAGTCCCAAACAAGCTTGATAATTTCCCAAGCATCAGAAAAAATCTGGGTAATATCGCTTATAATCTGCGCTACAAAGTCCCTTGCCGTCTGGACGTAAGGCTCTATATAGCCCCACACTTCCTGTATTTTCGTCCAGATATTGTCTAGGAACGTCTTTATGTTTTCTATCGCACCAGATACAAATTCTTGTATATTGCCAAAAATGTCATTTACGCCATTTCTGAACCATTCGCACTTATTGTACATCGTCACAAGAATTGCTATTAATGCAACTATTGCGGTAATAACTAACACAATAGGGTTTGCCGCTATTGCATTATTAAGCAGTAATATAACTGGTCTTAAATCCTTGCACACTTGTGTTACATTGCTAACAGTAGAGGACACTTTGCTTATTACAAGTGCAAGAGGTGCTAGTACTGCCGCAACACCTATAGCTTTATCTAGTGTCTGCTTTTGCTCGTCCGACATTCCTGCAATATGCTCTGTACACTCTTTTATCTTTTCTGTTACTTTCTCTAACAGTGGTCTTACAAGTTCAAGTCCCTGTGTTCCTAAGTCAGTCGCGGCATTTTTAGCTTGGTTAAGTGCAATCTTAGCTTTATTGCTATCTGTGTCGAGCTTGTCGAACGCTTCGCTTGTAGCTCCTGTGCTGTCTCGCATTTGTCCAAGAATATCTGTAAACTCTTCTGTGCTGTTACCAAGAAGTACGGTAGCCGCTTTACCAGCTTCTGAACTGCTCCACAGGTCGCCAAAGCTTTTACCTGTCTCATTTGCGCTGTCTTTAAGGATTTGCAAGCTATCTGTTAAGATTGCGCCGTCTGCATTTAACTCCGAAAATGACTTTCCTGTCTTCTCTCTCAATATGCTGTCTACTGTCGTGCCGCCCTTGCCTAGCTCGTTAAACATAGAATTCAAGTAAGTTGTGCTTTCTGCGGTCGCTATACCTTTCGCAGTCATATCTGCGTAAGCTGTACAAAGCTGGTCTATTTGCAAGTTGTTAGCGTTCGCCGTTGGAATAACTTTACCCATTGCACTCGCTAACTCGTTTACAGTTGTCTTACCTAAATTCTGCGTTGTTATAAGCATATCACTTATGCTTGTAACATTTTCCGCAGACAGCCCATAGGCATTTAGAGCGGTTGTAAGAATATCCGTAGCGTTTGCAGTGTCTGTAAAACCTGCTTTCGCAAGCTTTGTGGCGTTTGCTACAAATGTCACGGCGTCCGCAGTATTTACACCGCCCGATATTGCGTTGTATACTGCTTCTGCTATATCTGTCGCGGATTGTCCTGTATCATTGGACAGCTTCATAATCGCTGTACTCATATCTGTTATACTTACGACACTTGCGTCTGCTATTGTAGATACCTTAGCAATAGCGTCCTCGAAGTTAGAAGCTCCAAGCAAGCTTGCTGTTCCTGCGGCGATTGCCGCAGTGCTTACAGGCTTTAGCTTGTTAGATAAGTTGCTTGCTTTGTCGGATAGCTTGTCCGCTCCTGCTCCTATTTTTTCCAAAGCCACAGAACTATTACTTGTAGCTTTATATAAGCTGTTTAAGCTTTGTTCTGTCGCTACTATCTGCCGTTGTAAGCTTCTGTACTGCTGTTCGGATACCTCGCCATTTTTAAACTGCTCCTGTACCTGTTTCTCCGCTTCTTTAAGTGTATTTAATTTATCTTTTGTGCTTGCAATTGCATTTTTAAGTAAAGTTTGCTTTTGGGTAAGTAACTCCGTGTTGGTCGGGTCGAGTTTAAGCAGTTTATCTACTTCTTTAAGCTCTTTTTGTAATGCACTGCTCTCTTTATTTACATTAGATAATGCCTGCGACAATTTGGTTGTATTGCCGCCAATTTCTATTGTAATTCCTTTAATATTCCCCAATTATCGCTCTTTCATTTTTTCGCGTATCTTCTGCCTGTCTGGCTTGGTCTGTTCTAATCGCCAACAGTTCTCAAGGTACTCTTGTCCCTCTTTCGTTTCCAGCATTTTGCTAATAAAAGCTTCTCGCATAAAGAATAAATACAGGTCTATAGGCATATCTTGCACATCACATATAGAGATATTAAGATAATCTATAACTAGCTTTTCTGGTAATGTCTGTAATTCGTAGTGTACCGCACTGCTATCGTTGTTTGTCTGTATCGGACAGTGCGGTATTTTTAGTTTGGGTTTTTTGATATAGAATTAACAAAATCTGTGTAATTGCTTATATATGTAACAATATCTTCTATTGTATATCCTGCTTTTTCAAGATACTCAACTGTTATCTTTTTCTTGTTGCGGTTATTGCTAAGAATTTCCGCCATTAGCTCCAGGAGCTTGTTATAAGCTTCTATACTGTTATCATCTTTATCCGCTTCTGCCACTTCCTGCATTTTCTCGAATGTTCTTTTCTTCGGCATTTCCACGATGAGTGTTGTGCCGTCATATAGCTTAGTGTTGTAGAAGCTTCTTTTTAACTTTCCAAAATCAAAATACTTGTTTGCCATTATACTTCTCCTATAATATCTTCTTCGAAAATTATCAGTGTGCCATCCTTATCTATTGGATGTGCACTAAATTCTGGTTCAAGTGTGCTTTCTGCGTCCTTTGCAAAACTAAAGCTAAATCCCGCTTCATTTTTGCCGACAATTGTTACTCGTATATTGCCGTCTTCGCTGTCCTCGTGCAAGAAGCGAAGAAGATACTTTTCATCTGTTTGGTTCTTAATACCGCCTATTTTTACAGTTCGCTTTGTCTTAGTTTCTGTAACTCTTGCTGTCGAACACAGCTTCTTAAGTGTATTACCGCACCAAGTAAGCAAGCCTGCTTTCAAGGTCGCTTCCTCTTTAGTCAGCCTTGTTTTTTTAACTAGTGCAAGATCGTCCTCAGTTGTGTAGCTCTCCGCCTTATATTCTAAGCTTGCGCCGCCTTTAATATGTGCAAGCTCATTTTCCTCTGTTTCTATAACTGCATCTTCTGGGATTTCGCCTGTGAACTGCATACAATAAAGCTTGCCGCTCCCTAATATTATTCTCTCGCTATCCATTTTTTATTTTTCCTTTCTCTATTAAGTTAAATTCGTATGCTGTTTGTGTAATATCTTCGCTTTCAAGTTTCGTTTGGTATTTAGTGTACTCTATGCCTTTTAGTACTTCTTTTTCTACTTTTTCCTCTATTTTTTTATCTGGGCTTCTGTCCGTGTACAGCTCTATAGCCATTTTAATGTGTTTAATGTACATAACGCCGTCATCGCTTTTTCTAAGTTCTATTAGTGGCTTAATGTATATTAAATATGGTAATTCTGGGAACGGCGTTTCGATCGTCTCTTTAAACTCTACCTCTGTATAAGGAAGTCCTACATCTTTAATTCGCTGTATAATTATATTTTCTTTCATTCGAGTGCCTTTCTAACTTCCTGCTCTAACTTAGTTTTGGCTTCTTTGTTAGCTGTAGAAATGTGTGGAATTCCTTTTACCTCGCCGTAACGCGAAGCGTGTCCGAACTCCAATAGGTGTGTTAATTGGTATCTCTTATCATTATAGATTGTATTTCTTCGAGTTCGTACGTCTTCGTAACCTTTCTTTCTTGTCCAGTTTTCGGCGTATTTTCCTGTACGCTTCGGACTTATGTGTTGCAGAGTCTCTACAGTTTCGCGTGTAACCTTATTTACAACTTTTTTAGTCTTGTCCGCTACCTCTTGATCATACTCTGTAAGTGCCTGTGCTATAGCTGTTGCAGTATCATCTATCTGTATCACTTCATTCATCTTCTGCCTACCCTTTTTTCTGTATACAGTTCGATTTTATTCTCTGTTATCCTGTCATACGTCCTGTATACTGTTAAGCGTTGTCCATTACATTCAAGCTCTGTCTCGCTATTATATTCGTGCCGCCACATTACAATTTTAAGTGCTGGCTTTATACCCTTTTCTCCTGCGGTAGAAAATTCTTTCTGCGTTATGCTTTCTATCTCCGCAAGCACTTTAGTCTTCTTGTCTTCTGTTGCGTTAATTCTGCTTATTAGCGTTATCTCTGTTATCATCTTCGACCTCTTTATTGTACTTCCCTGCCAGCGCGAGACGTGTCTTTAATGTGTCGTAAGTAAGTTTGTAGCGTTCGCCGAGGTTATTGTAATTAAAATCCGCTTTAACGTACGCTGTAACTGCCGCTAACACGAGTGGGTCGCTGTCGTCCAGCTTCTTAACTCCTGCAAGTGTCAAATCTACTTTGCAAGCTTGTACACAATTGTATATATCGCTGTCTATTATGTCAGACGCAATGCTCATTCGCATTGCGCCCTTTATAGTATTAACAATATCTGTCATACGATTATCGCAACACCAGCCGCAACAAGCTGTTTTGCACGCTCACTTTTAACCTCGAATGTGTCATTAATGCGCTGGGTGTTTCCTCTTTCCTTATCTTTGTAAGTGTCTACCACTTTAACAGTTACAGTGTCTTTGCTTGTGTCCGAATTGGACACATTCGCACTTGTATTTGCTTCTTCTGCTGCCGGAATTTCACTTGTATCTGCTTCTTCTGCTGCCAGAATTCTCTCTACAAGCTCGCTTTTCTTGCCCTTTTCGTCAAGTCCTTTGTCTTTTAACATCTGTTTAAGCTCTTCGACTGTAAGAGCTTCCAATTCTTCTTTTAACATTTTGCACCTCTCAATCAGCCTGCATTACACTTCCTGTACCTTTTTCTTAATCAGAATGACACCATTGGCGTCCGCAAGCTTGCCGTCCACAATCATCATCACCTTGTTTTTAACCTTGTTATCATCGTGGTCTGTCCACTTAACCACAGTCATAGCCATATTAGAATTAAATACATAATCAGAAAGTTTCATATAAATTCCGATAACATCGCCGTCCGAAGCATCATCATAGTCTGGGAGTATGTCGCTTTCTACTGTCTCGACAGCACGTCCCATAAAACGATAGCTTTCCTCACCATTTATTCCATAATTAATTCTTGCTATCGGCTGTCCGTTGCTATCTACCATTCCGTCTATGTAACTATCAAAAGTCGACTGATTAAGAATAAATATTCCATCTCTATAAGCTTTCTTAATCTTTTTCTTAACATTCTTGTGCCAGCCACTCCAACTCGAGATTTCTTTTTCTGTAAGTGTTGCAACATTAGTAACTCTTGTGTCCTTAGTAACGCCAAGCATTTTACTGCCGTCTGCGCCCTCGCCATTAATTGCCGCTATTTCTATACCCTTAACAATTGCCTCTGTTGCGAGAGGGATAAAGAGCTTCTGGAACATTTCGTAAGTAGTAACATTGACGAGAATACTCTGGCTTATCTTTACCTCTATACCATAATAATTAAAGACAATCGAGTTATTAGCACCAAGCTTCTGGTCTTCGCTACTGTTTTCTCCTACCCACTTAGCTACAGGCTTAATATCTGCGATTGGAATAGCAACACCACCCTGTATATTAAGCTTAGTAAAGCCAGCGTAAAGATTGCCGTAGCTTTCCATTTTTACAATTATTTCCTGCATAATTGTGTTAGGAATTACCGCGCCTGTATCTGCAACTGTTGTGTTCTCACCTGTCCTCATTTCCAGCGGCATAGCTGTACCGCGACACGCAAAATTCATAAACGCTGTACGGTATTCCTTAGTATCTGTCGGATTTTCGGCTGTTCTCTTTTCTTTAAAGCTTTGTACAATAGTCGGTACTGTTCCGCTTGTTGTATCTGTAATATCGTTATTCGCAAGGGAAGCGAGTAACTTTGTTCTTTTTTCCTGCTGCTCTAACAGCTGTGTACGTTCTTCCTGTAAGTCTTTTACTTCTGTTTCATATCCTGCTATTTCCTCTGCTGTTAATTCAGTTGCTCTTTTTTCGATATCTTCCTTGATTGCCGCTAATCTCTGTTCAATTTCTTTTAATCTCATTTTTTCTCCTTTTTTAAATCGTACTTAATATTTTTAGTGCTTCAATTCTTTTAATCATCTGCTGTTCCTTTTCACGCTGTGCGTTAAAGTAATCTCTTGCAGATATTGTTGTATCGTCATTTGCTGGAACGCTTACCGCGCTAACATCGTAGATTTTGCTTACTTTGAGGATTGTTCTTGTCCTTGTGGCTTTATCGTATTTGTCTTTTTTTACGATAAAAGACCAACTCATCTTGTTTATCATTTCTGCTTTAATATCTTCATACAGCTCTCTGCTAAGCTGTGTCTTGCTTAAGTCTGCGGCTATTAATAATCCTCTGTCATTAATATTAAGCAGTAATGTATTGTTGCTGTTTCGAGCATATATGCGACCTGTGTGGTCGTACTGCATAATAACATCGCTCATATCTGCATTATCAAGCGCGTGCCTGTCTATTACTTCATAGTACTTTTTGTCGCCAATCCTATACAACTCGTAAGGGCTGTTGAATGTTGTAGCGTAGCCCTCAACGTAGTACTCGCTTTCTAAAAGCTTCTGCCCTGTTGCCGTTACAGTAAGCGGCATTGTGATACTTCTGTACTCTTTATTCACTGTTACTTTTGCCATTCTCCTTATTGCCTGTCTCAGCTTGCTTTTTATTATCTTCGCTGTCCAGTTCTTTGCTTTCGTTATTGTTATTATTAATCAGCTCGTCATTGTTGAGTTGATTAACTTCTGTGTATTCTCGTCTAATATAGTATTTATCGCCGTCTGTGACGTGCGGCATATTCCAGATGTCCATTACAGAATTTCTATTTATTAGTCCTCTGTCGAATAGCTGTGTACTTACCTGTAATTTTGTTGCATTGCTGGCATACTGTAATCTATTCGCACTAAATGTTATTGCATTATCTGCTAGCTGTTCCAAGGACAGAGACATATTAGACATAACAAGAGATAGTTGTAGAGCAAAAGGTTCAATTTTGCCCTCGTAATACGCGCCCCACGTTTCTTCGTTAAACTTATTTTGTAATATGTCCATATTAGTCCCGAAGTGTGTGCAGACATTTTCCTGTATCTGTTGCATTTGCAGGGCGTTAGGCGTGTAGGGCTTGCTTTCAATCGGCTTAAGCTCCTCAAATTTATTGTCATAGACAAGTAAGCCACTTTTATTATCTGCTGTCAGATTTTCGGCTGTGAACCTGTCTCTTTCTTCTCTTATGTCTTCCTCTGCTAAGATATTACCTATCTTTGCTAAGAAGCGGATATTAGCAGAATTCTTAACAGCATTGATAATTCCCTCGTTGCTTGTCTGTATTAACTGTAGGGTTGGCTGTAGGGTGTCGTTATCTTCGCCTACAATGTCGTTCTTATACTGGTGGGTTGTCAGTACCCCTACTTTTTCGTATTCAATGCACGCCTTTTCGCCGTTCGCGAAGTGGTAGCGCAAATAAGGCTTTCCGTCATACTCTATCAACTCCGAGAACTGTGGGCGGACAGGATACCAGCCGCACAGCTCGCCAAATCTGTCCTCAATCGGGATAATAAATACAGTATGTTCACATTCCAAAATTGTTGCTACCCTCGCCAGAAACTTGGTTGTGTCCATAAAAAAATTTGGTTTAAACTGTAGTGTTTTTTCTAAGTGTTTAAGTGCTTCGCCCTCAATCTCAGGCTTCAGCTTGCTACAGTGTGTAGCGAATGTATTAATTGCTGTTCTTGTTAAGTCCATTTCGTACACGCCGCCGTCAAATGTTGTAAAGACAGGGCTATAACCACTCAATAAAGTAAAATACTTATCTATTAGCTGTTTTTCTTTTTTCTTTTTTCCAAAAACATAATCGAATATTCCTATATTATCACCCCACTTTCTCATTTTTTAACAACGCGCCGACCTCTTTCCAATATTTTTGTCTTACTGTCATAGCGTCTATCACGGACACGAAGCCGTCTATGTGTGCTTTAGGTTCGAGCTTGACTGGGCGAATTCTACGAGTTTCGAGGTTCTGCTTCATCGCCACATCAAGGAAATGGATTTTAAGCAAGTTGTTATTGCATATTTTAAAATTCTCATCCTTGATTATCCCCTCAAACTCTCTTATGACAGGGGTTAGGTTTTCCCCTTGGTGGACGTCGTCCGTGTGGAAGCCGAATTTCTTCAAATCGTCTACGAGATAATGTGCGCTATATCTGTCGTATCCAATTTTTAACATTCTTATCTTGTATTTCTTTATTAAGTCTACATACCAGTTATATACATCTCTGTAATCTACATAACTCTCTCCCGACAGGGTTAAAACGCCCTGTTTTACATAAATTCCATAAGGTACGCCGTCCACTGCTTGTAATGTTTCCATTCGCTTTGCTGGCATAAAAAATTGTGTAAACGCATACAACTCGCCTTTTTTTTGTATTAGTGCTGTAGCGGCTGTTAAATCGGTTGTCTGCGATAAATCTATACCGCCAACTCCATAGCAGTTGCGGAAGTCTTCGAGCGTATAGTCCACCGCCGCCTTATCAACCACATTGTAATCTAACCAAGCTACAGAACTATTCTGTTTAATGTTGCAGTATTTTGTTAAGAATTCTATTTTCTTACTCAGGCTACCTTTAGCTACTGCAATTTCTTCTTGGTAGAAGTCTGGCTGTACGCTCACCCCAAGGTTTGGGTTGGACTTCATAAGCTCTTTTATGTCGTCCCATTTTTCAACATCGTCAATTATATAGAGGAATGGCAATAATCTGCGTTCTTTACTTCTGCCTTTAAGAAAAGCAGTTGAGCGTTTCATCAGCTCGTCATATATGCCATCATTGACGTATCCAGCAGTCGACAAGCTTAGAATTATAGGCTGTTTTCTCGCACCTAAGGCTGACTTCATAACTTCATATTGCTTAAGTCCTGCGTCACCCGACCACGCCGCCATTTCATCGCAAACTGTTAAATTTGGGTTAAATCCGTCGCTTTTTTTGGCATTAAAAGCGATAGGTTGTATTGTATTGTTATAATCTGCAATATATATGTCACTTCTGCGCTTTTTTGCATTTTCTTTTAGTTCTGGTTCGCTCTTAACCATTTCCCAGAAATTGCCGTATACAATCTTTGCTTGGTCGAGTTTTGGAGCAAGACAGTATATATCCTGTCCATATTCCGGCTCGATGAACGCCATATAAGCGATTATCGCACTTGCAAATAAACTCTTTCCATTTTTTCTTGCAACTACAATAAAGACTTCTCTAAAAATTCTTGTATCGCTGTCATCTACAATGCCAAATATCGCGGCAATAATAGCTTTTTGCCACAATTCAAGCTTAATAAGGTCATTCCTGCCTTTATTATGGTGGCAAAAATTCTCTATAAATCTTATTGCTTTATTTACTTTCTTTGCATTGTAGATGTATTCGCCGCTCTCCAGTCCTTTAATTAGGATTTCATACAACTTGCGTATCCACTCGCCGACAATAACTTTACCTGTCGTTATCGCATTGTAATACTCTTGTATGTAATTAATCTCTTGCAATTATTCTTCTCTCAGCATTGCCAGCTTACTCTTCTCTTTTTTGGCTGGTACTAGCTCTGTTAGTTGCTTTATAATTGCAGTATAATTCTTAATCAGTGCTACATACGTTTCTGCCTCTGGACTTTTTTTAGTTCCATACTGGTTTTCACCATTTTTGTACTCGCTCGTCCAGCCGTTTTCCTGTAGAGTTTTTTGTAATATATCTAACTCCACAGAAATAAACGCCGCTTTTTCAATTAGTGGTGTTACAAGTTCGCGTTTGTTTTCTTCTAAATCTTTAAAAATGCCTTTTAAGCGACTTTTTTCATCTTCAATTTGCTTTTCTTTTGTCTTTTTTCGTGCCATTTTATGCCCCCTTTTATTGTTTTTTCACCCCAGCACCCTCTCGCGCTGGGGTATAGGGGATTTAATACAGAATACAAAAAGAGCAAGAAGCTTAATGCTGTTATCAGCTTGCTTCTCGCTCTTTCACGCTATTATTTTACTTCTTTGAGTTTCCTAAGTAAACCCCAACTTTTTACCACACTTTCACCTTTAGACCACACCCCCTACTACACCACGCGTGCGTGACCCTTGCAGAGTAAAATCTGGCTTCACACTCGGTTATATTCAGACTACCCCGAAGTGCTACAATGGGGGCGGTAGCACGTTGCCGCTCTCGTCCACAATATATCTTTTTTGTTTTCTTTTTCTGTGGTGTTCTTTGTTGTGGCAGTCTTGACACAATGCTTCTAAGTTATTCCAGTTCAACGTAACATTAACATCATTAATGTTGTTTCGTGTAAGCCATTTCTTATGATGTGCTATTGTTGCCGCTTCTCCACAACGCTCACACATCCAATTCTTCGACTTCAAGAATTCATCTCTTGTCTTTCGCCACTGCCTGCCAAAATAAAAACTTTCAGCCCAATCTTTCAAGTTCATACCCCCAAAGCAATGTACTCATCTCATCAATAATAGAGCTTATCCAACGGCGAGGTGTGTTCTTGCCTGTGTTTAGTTTTTCGGCTATCTCGGCATAATCAACTCCATCAATAAAATACATTTTAAAAGCCGTGTATTCTATTTCTCTCCCCTGTTCTTCACGCCGTCTTTTCATCTCTGTAAGAACGCTATCTATATGTGCAAGCATTAACATTGTTTGTGCTCGCGTGTGTCTCACGCTATCTAAATGCTCATCACGCCCGAAGAATTCACTATCAAGCTGCGTGCTATCCGAAATAGCATTATCAGCGTGATACTTAGCACTCTTATACTTTTTCATTAGGGTATAAGTATCGTGATACTTATTAGCTCTAATTTCTTCTTTTCGTTCTTCTCTGTATTGTTTAATACCTGCTGCCACCGCAGCAGATATAATATCTTCAATCTCCTTTTCCATTCCATTGCCTTTATAAAAAGCTCTTTCGTTGTATAAATTTGCCTGCTCCTATAATTTAGCAAAGAGCGGTGGCAAGTTCCGCTCTTTTATTTTTAATTCTTAATCATTTTCCTCTTCTTTGTACTTCTCTTCTCCTGTTTCAATAAATAATATTAGGTTTGTTATCTCTGTGTCGCTCATTCCTTTTTCTCTTAATCTTAAAATTAATCTTGCTGTTTCTGTCATATTCATTTCCATATTTAGCTCGCTTTCTCTTATTATATCGGTTATCTTGCCCCTTCCGACAATATAAGAATACACTATTTTTTATATTTTGTCAACATTAT